ACATTGGGGCAACACCTAACAGCACAGTTGCGGCTCAAGCGATTTTGAACATTCAAGATTATAGTGCTACGGATAAACACAAAACTTTGCTTATGCGTTCTGGTAGGGCTGACCAAGATTTATGGGCTGCTGCTATTCGCTGGGCTGACACTTCTGCTATGACTGCAATAGTTATTTCTAGCGGTTCTTTGGCTGCTGGTAGCAGTTTCGCCTTATACGGTATAGCCAGTTAGGAAATAAGACTATGACAATGACATTAATCTCAACTTCCGTAGTTGGAAGCGGTGGTGCAGCAAGTATCAACTTCACATCTATTCCGCAAACAGGAACAGATTTGCTCGTTGTGGTGAGCATTAGGGCAGATTCTGGTGGTATAGACGCAGCACCTTTTGTCAAATTTAACAACGATGCGACTGGCTATTCAGGTAGAACGATACTTGGAAATGGTACAAGCAGATTTTCTGAAACAAAAACAAATTTTACCATGGTACAGGCTGGTTCGACATCGACCGCAAATACTTTCGGTTCAGGGCAGATTTACATTCCAAACTATGCAGGTTCAGTAAACAAGTCTTTCAGCATGGAAACGCTTGGCGAAAACAATGGAACCGAAGCATGGATGGAAATGCGTGCAGGATTGTGGTCAAACACAGCAGCAATTACTTCGCTGTCAATCTACCGTGCAGATTACAACATTCTGCAATACAGCACCGCTTCGTTATATACAATTCTTAAAGGAAGTGGGGGTGCGAGTGTTGCATAACCTCGCTAACCTTTTTATCTAACTAGCAAGAAAGAAAAAGAAAACTATGACTACTCCAAAAAAGATTGTGGTTGATTGCAGCACAGGAATCCAAACTGAGGTTGACCTAACCCCAGAGGAACTACAGCAAAGGGAAGCCGATGCTCTAGCCTATGCAGAACAGCAAGCCATTCAAGAAGCAGAAGCACAAGCAGTTGCAATGGCCAAAGTAGCTGCAGAAATCAAACTAAAAGCACTAGGCCTAACCACTGACGAAATCGCTGCACTAAAGGCATAACATGACAGACCCGAAACCAACCCAATCAGATCTACTCATGCGCATAGTTGAAGACATTGCCGAAATAAAAGCAACGGTAAAAAACTATGCCGAGTTAGAACGTCGCGTTCGTAAAATCGAAGCATACGCGATGCTGTTTGGAATTGTTTCGGCAGCCATGACCGCAACAATAATCGCACTAATCAACAAAGCAATCGGGGCATAATGTACTACTCATTCCTAAAAGGCGAAGGCAAAGAACGACGCGACGAACTGGGCAACTTTGCTAGTTACCGTAAACAACCACACCGCGGTTCTGACTGGGGTTTCAAGAACGGGTCTGAGGGTAAGCCTGTTTACGCTGTGGCTGCTGGTGTTGTGTCTGACGTGTTTTGGACTGACGCACTAGGCCACTGTGTGACTGTGAAGAACGACCACGATCAAGTATTTGTTTTGGTCGCTCACTTGCAAGAAAAGTCAACATGCAAAAAGGGTGACAAGGTAACTAACGATACTGTTTTGGGCAAAATTGGCAACACCGGGTCAGCATCAGTGGGCGCGCACTTACACGCAGCTGCATCAAAGTCACCTAAACCACACCTGGCATCATTTCCTGCTTTGCTAGACCTGTTCAAACTAATGGATGCTGATAAGGCTAAGCGTGACGGTGATAAGCCGAAGGTTGAGAAACCTGCCACGCCGAAAGCAAAAGCACCTGCAAAGAAGAAGAGCGTAAAGTGAAACTATGGTCAAAAGTCCCAAAGCGTTTGAAAAGAGTTGCGGCTCTATCACTTGGCGCTGGCTTGTCTTCTATGGGTGTTGGCAACCTTCCTATGTTCAGCATGGGCGCTTTGGAATCAGTTTTGTTTGGGGCATCCGTCGCTATCGTCGGCTTGGTTATGGGACTATCGTTCACTTACGCTGGGAAAGGCGAAGTAGCCGATAAGGACTTCGACGCTCACATCAACGCAACAATAGAATCTGTTCAATCAAAGAACAAAAAAGACTAGGGTATACGCTACCCGAATCAGTATCCGCATCCGGACGGTACTCGGCGCTGCTGAAGTTGACAACCCACCAAAGGCTTTCCTCTGAGGTGGGTTTTGTCATTCCAGGTTACTAAACTGCAAGTATGACAATCACAGAACACATCAGAATCACAGACTCAATCGAATCACTAGGACAAGCCAAGTTCATTGGCTCATTCGAATCAGGATCACCAGAATGGCATGCAGCTAGAGCAGGCATCGGCGGTTCAGACATCGGAGTAATCTTCGGCAGTTCACAATTCAAAAGCCCATACACGCTTTGGGCTGAAAAGTCAAACCTGCTACCAGACAACGACTCAACTATCCCAATGCGACTTGGCACCGCGCTAGAACCTGCTATCCGTCAATTCTTTGCAGCTGAAAACAAAGACTGGCTAAGTGTTCACGACACAGGCACCTGGCAATCAACAACACACGCATGGGCTAAAGCAAACCCGGACGGCATCATCGAATGGGCTGACGGTTCGCTTGGTGTTTTGGAAATCAAACACTCAGCGGTTTACGTATCTGAAATTCCTTCGACGTGGAAATTGCAGGTACTTTGGTATCTTTGGGTGCTAGGTCTAAAGCGTGGAGTAGTCTGTGCGGTCATAGGCGGCCGCTACACAGAGTTTGAGGTGCTTTGGGATGAATCCCTTGTCGATGAAATTGTAGACGTTTCTGGGGCATTCTACGGCCTTGTCGAATCTGGCACTGCACCTGATTGGGACGGTTCAAATAGTACCTACGAAACTGTTCGGGAACTATCCGAAGGACTCACCGAAGGCGAATTTGAACTAGGTGACTTCTATGTTGACCTGATAGCCGCTAAGGTAATCTACGAGGAAGCCGAAAAGAACTTCAATGCAAAGAAGTCCGTTGTTTTGGCTTACTTGAACGGCATCAAAACTGGTTTATACCAGGGCGAGAAAGTAATCTCTTTACAGGCTCGCAACGGCAAACCATTCATCACATTCAAATAAAGCAATAACCCCGGGGGCATTCTGCTAAAGCAGTAGAGGTCACACCGGGGTCTTCACAGAAAGAATAACAGAACATGGGTTTCTTAGACAACTACGAACCAGTAGCAGACCGCATAACCAAGTTTTGGAAGACATGGCCTAATGGGCGCATCCTAACCGAAATCAAACTAATCAACGAAACTGAAGTTGTTGTACAGGCAAGCATCTTCACAGATCGCGAAGACACACGACCAGCTGCAATCGACTGGGCGCATGAAACACGCGGCTCAAGCAACATCAACCGGGCATCATTTCTAGAAAACTGTTCAACCTCAGCAATCGGGCGCGGACTAGCAACACTCGGACTAAGCGCATCAAAGAACCGCGCAAGTCGTGAGGAGATGATCAAGGCAACACGCGACTCACGAAACTACCTGCTAGAAGCACAAGAAGCACACGAAAACAAAGACATCGAAACGCTACGCACAATCTACGCAGCTGCAGTAAAGTCACAAGTCGACAACGAAACACTCAAAGCAATCAAAGACTTCGCTGAAGAACTGAAAGCCAAGTAAAGTGAAAGGGGTCTACCCCACAGAAAAGGTAGACCCCGAGGCTTCATTGCCTCACCGCAACCACAAGTGCGGAAATACCAGTATACACAGAAAGGCACACAATGAGCGTAGAAGCCATAAGTGCTGTATTACACCACTCAACCTCAACAGGCACCGCAAGGGCTGTGTTGACCGCCGTAGCCTGGCACATAGGCGAATACCCAGAAGAAGGCTGCTTCCCCAGCCAAAAACGATTAGCCGAACTATCCGGTTGCTCAAAGCGACAAGTGCAACGCGCCTTAGACAAGCTGCAAGAACTACAAGAAATACAAATCGCATCACACGACGGCAACGGATACCGACCAGACCGCATCACAAACCGCTACTGGTTGACCCTAGACTGCCCCGAAGGTTGCGACAGATCTTTAGGTCACAAACCTGTGGATAACTTTACAAAACGAAAATCTACGGGTAGACATCCACGACGCGACGGGGTGTCATTTAAGACGCAACGGGACGGCGCCAGTGTCCACTTAAAGGTAATATAAACTTAAATTAACTACTAAATAACAACCTACGAAAAATTACGCTAAGTTTGCATTTAGAAAACAAATAACAGAAAAGGAAAACACAGAAAATGGCACAAGTCACAATCGTTGCAGAAGTCGGAAACTACTCAACCGAACACGGCTACATCAAAGCCTGGGAAACATTCGAATTCAAAGGCGAAAAAAGAAACCGACTTTGGACAATCTGGACACGCAACATTACCGTCAACGAATGCGACGTAATCACCGTCACAGGCGACCTATCAACCAAAGCTGCAACCTATGTTCCAAAGAACGCAACAGAAGCAAAACAGATCGTAGAACACTCACTGAACAATGTGAACATCACGACCAACGGCACACAAGTTCGCAACGCATCAGACATCCTCACCCAAAAGACCGAAGCCGAAACAATCGACATGCCGTTCTAATGTTTCAACTATTTATCCAGGGCGAACCAAGACCACAGGGCAGTAAACAAGGTTTTGTTCGTGGGGGGCGCGTCGTGTTGGTGGAAAGCCAAAAACAACTACCAGCATGGCGCGAACACATGACCAAAATGCTGCAACTCAAAATGCTTGAAAACGAAACAGCATTCGAAACTGCCGTCAACGTAGCACTGACATTCTGGTTGCCTAGACCCAAATCAGTAAAAAGGCAATACCCCACAGGCACCTACGACATCGACAAACTAACCAGAGCCGTCTTAGACAGCATCACAAAAGCAGGCGTATGGCGTGACGACAGCGACGTAGTAGATCTAACAGTTCGCAAAACCTACGCAGACCTACACGAACCCGGTGTCCTAATCAGCATCACACCATTCGATAACGATTACATAACGGCGGGTGTCGCTGACATAGACAAGAAACGACGCAACCTAGTCTGACCTTATGAAAATACTATTCTTAGACCTAGAAACATCACCAAACTTGGCGCATGTATGGGGACTCTGGCAACAGAATGTAGCAATCACGCAGCTAGAAAAATCAACAGAAGTAATCTGCTTTGGAGCCCGGTGGTTAGGAAGCGACAAAGTAATCTTCAAAAGTCAGCATCATCACGGCAAAGAAACCATGCTAAACGAACTGCACAAAATCATGAATCAAGCAGACGTACTAATCGGCTGGAACAGTGCAGCATTCGACTCAAAACACATCAAACGCGAATTCATCGAAAACGGCTACCAACCACCAAGCCCATGGAAAGAACTAGACCTAATGCGAGTAGTCCGGTCACAATTCAAATTCCCCAGCAACAAACTAGACTACGTAGCACAAAAACTAGGCGTAGGCGCAAAAGTACAACACTCAGGATTTCAACTCTGGTTAGACTGTATGGCTGGCAACAACAAAGCCTGGGCTGAGATGAAGGAATACCAGATTCAGGACGTAAACCTACTAGTCGACCTATACGCCATACTCCTACCCTGGATAAACAACCACCCACACGTAGCAGCTGCAGAAGGCAACCTAGACGGATGCAAAAACTGCGGATCAACACACATCATCAAAGCAGGCAAAAAATACCTAAACGGCGGCGCATACCAACGCCACCAATGCTCAAACTGTGGCTACTACATGACAGGCGCAAAACTAGCAAGCGCAATCTACAAATAACAATTCGATAACAGCCCAACCACACACAACAAAACGGCTATAAACTACAAACACACAGAAAGGCAACACAATGAAACCATGGACAGCACCACTAATCATCGCCACAATCACAATCCCAACATCATTCCTACTAGGCGAACCAGCAGCTGCACTAATCTGGACAGGCGTAGCACTGAGCGGATACGCACTAAACAAGAACGCAAACTAATGTGCGAACTAGACTTCAAACACCCATGCTGCTCACCCGGCGAAATCGTACGCAACTACTACCGCGCACAAGGCCGCGAACAAGAACGCCAATTCATCATCCAAGAACTAACAGACTTCTGCGAATCAGAACACTCATGGGCTGATCACTGCGAATGCTGGATGTACATCAAAATGCTAAAGGACAACAAATGACCATTCATGAACGCATGGTTCCTAGAAGTGAACGTGAGAAGGACTTGTTGAAGTATGGGCGTAGTCAAGAGCGTGAACGCATTATCAAGTTGCTAGAAGAACAAATAGAAGTTCATGAATATTATGCGGCAATCGAACTTATCAAGGGAGAAACAAAATGAACTACTGCTCATGCAGCTACTGCGAACACGGCGACATGCCAATCGACGACGAAATGACCCTAGAAATGCGCCTAGACATAGCCGAAGCCGCACTATCAGGAATCAGACAACACCTATGGAAACTAGACCACAAACTCACAGACCTACACGACTGGGCAAAACGAACAGACCGACTAGCCCTAGAACAAATGAAACGCGACGTTGAAAGACTAAAAAATGAAGGCTAAAGACATCGAATCAGCCAGGGCAGAAATACTCAGCGCACTAGGACTACTAATGGATCGTGAACTTGAATGGTCAAACGACTTCAACAACCTACGACCAATACTCTGCGTCATCCTGCACGACAACCTAGTAGCTGCAAAACCAAACAAAAACATCATCCTTCTAGCAGAACGCCTAGTCGATACCCATGGCTGAATGGCACCAATCCAAAGAATGGGCAGCTGCAAGAACCTACGCCAAAACCGTACTAGAACCAATCTGCTCAATCTGCAACAAAGACCTAGACGGCAACGACTGGACAATCGACCACATCATCCCAAGCGACCCACCAAACCACGACATCCACAACCTGCAATCAATGTGTAGAGCATGCAACGGCAGGAAACAAGACCGCACCTATGTCAGAACAACATGGCGCAACCCAAGGTTCAAATGACCGGGGGTATCAAAGACGGTAGGGGTGCCACACGCAACATACCCCACATCACCATGCTCATACCAAACAACAAAGCAAGACATAGATCAACAGGTAATGGAATTGCGTGGCGATATGAATTCCACTATTGGCACAATCGTTGGTACGTCAGGGGCAGACCAAAGCTTCGTCGCATACTAAAAGCATTGAAACTACGCAAATAAAAATAAAATAATAAAAAAAATTCACTCTCGGTTTTTTCTGAGAGTGCGATTTCATCCCGCGCAAGCCGCTGACTTTTTAAAAACGTGTTAGATTATCCGGGGAAAGGCAACTAATGACTGAAGCGAACTTACGAGCATGGCTTGAAACGCTTAACTTAAACATTGAACTGCAAGTGCTTGCAGGAATAGCCTTAGATTTGGCACGAGAATTTGACGACAAACACAACACAAGTACGGCAGCTGAATTGCGTAAGACTATCTTGGAAATCAAGTCGGTTCTTGGCGCATCGGTTGTTGAGGTTGACCCGTTGGAGAAACTGCTAACCCGATAATGCTTCAACTGCCTAGCGTTTACACGCCGCCACTCACAGACGACTTCATAACTGACGGTGATCGTCTAATTGAGTTCGCGAACATTGCTTGGCAGTCACCCGAATCACCGGACGGACTAACACTTGACGAATGGCAGAAGTGGCTAATCAGGCACGTATTGGAACGCTACCCAGACACTCACCCAACATACCCGGGAAGACTGCGCTATCGCCAGGTTGTTATTTCAGTAGGCCGTCAGAACGGAAAGTCGCTACTAGCTGCAATCCTTGGCTTGTACGGTCTGCTTATGCACGAAACAGGGCCACAGGTTATTTCGCTGGCTTCATCCACAGATCAGGCAAACATTGTTTACTCTCGCGTGAACTATGTAATCAACCAAAATCCGTTCCTACGCAAACGCTTCAAACGTGCAACGGAAACTCGCGGAATCGTAACCGCAGACAACGGCGGACGTTATGACGTAAAGGCTGCTAAAGAATCAGCGTTGCAGGGTATCCCTATGAGCCTGTGTTTGTTTGATGAACTACACCTGGCTAAACAGGGTATGTGGGGTGCCGCTATTCTTGGTACTTCCCAGCGCAAAGACGGCATCGTTATTGGTATCACAACCGCAGGTGACCAAACAAGTGAAACACTTATCAACTTATACAAGTCAGGAACCGCAGCTGCTAACGGTGCCACCGACTTAGAACGATTTGGTTTCTTTTTATGGACTGCACCTGACAACGCACCGATAGATGACCCTCAAGCAATCATGGCCGCCAATCCGTCGGTGGCTGCTGGTAGAATACCCGTCGAACAAGTCATCTCAGACCTCAAAACAATTCCCGAGCATGAAGCCCGGCGATACAGACTCAACCAGTTCATCTCAGGCACTGCGGCTTCTTGGTTGCCCGGTAACCTGTTCAAAGCTGCAACTGGTAGAGGTGCAACAAACATGCAAACAGGTGTATTCGCAGTTGACATCAGCAAGAATTGGGAACATGCCACAATCGCATTCGCAAACACTAACGGCGATTTGCAAGAAACGGAATTGGTTTCATCTTTAGTCGCGCCTACCGAGCAACAACTATTTAACGAACTAACATCGCTTTATAGTAAATTCTCACCAAGGGCAATCGCATTAGATGATCGTCAACTACCGAGCCTAGCAAAACGTCTAAAGTTAGCAGGCATTCCGGTGTGGCAACTGTGGACTAAGGAAATGTCAGCGGCTTGTTCGGCGGTGTTTGCTATGTTTAGTACTGGTACCGTTAGGCACAACAGTGACCCGTTGTTGGTTGCTCAAATGCCTAACGGTGTCACTAAATACACTGGTGAAACTTGGCTGATTAGTCGCAAAGAATCGCATGGTGAAATTGATGCGCTTATGGCAACGGTCATGGCGCTATATGTTTCATCGCGAGCGCAACACGCCACAGTAGGAGTATTCTAGTCTACCTATGCTACTATTATATAACATATGGCATCTTTATTTTCGCGCTTTACTAAGCCGACAGAATCGCGAGCAGTTCAGCCGACAATTCCAAGCCGTTCAGCTGCGGTTGTCACACCGGACACTGCCCTAACGCTTACCGCTGTTTACCGCGCGGTTCAAATCATTGCTACCCCAATTAGCAAGATGACAATCAACACATTTCGCTATGCCACTGGCATTGAAGCAAAAGTTGAAAACCCTGTTCTTGTCAACAAGCCAAGCATCAACGAAAACCGTCGCGACTTCTTATTCCAAACCGTTGCCGAACTTGCACTATCTGGCAACGCCTTTTGGTACAAGAACTACGGCTCTAACGGTCAGGTAAACAACCTAACTATTTTGCCAGCATCAGCGGTTGGTGTTTCAAACCCTATCGGGCGCGACGGCAAGCCAGACTATTCACGCATCGAATACGACTACCTTGGCACCAAGTACACCAAGAACGAAATTGAACACCTAAAGATTTTCAGCCGTCCAGGCTACTTGAAAGGTGTTTCACCGATTGAATCGTGTCGTAAAGACATTAGTGCGGCTATTGACCTACGGGACTACGCAGGCAACTGGTTCACCGCGGCAGGTGTTCCAACAGGTGTTCTGAAAACTAACGCGATGTTGAATCAGGCTGATGCTGAACTTGTTACTGCTAATTGGCACAACAAGCAACAGAACCGTCAAGTCGCTGTTTTGGGCAACGGCTTTGAGTATCAGCAAATCGCTCTGAGTCCGCGCGACGCTTTGTTTACTGAAGTTCAAGATCAACAGGTTCAGGCCATTGCCCGTTTGTTTGGTATCCCTGCCCGTCTTCTTTTGACATCAGTGCCAGGCTCTTCAGACACCTACACAAACCTTGTTGATGAATCACAAGTTTTCTATCGCTTCACTCTTATGGCTTACACCGACGCAATCACTGATGCTCTAAGCAACTGTTTGCCACGCGGTGTCCGTATCGAATTCGACTTTGAACACTTGTTCAAGGCTGACGTTGCAGCTCGTTACAACTACTACAAGACTGGCGTTGATGCTGGCTTCTTGACTGTTGAGGAAATACGCACCAAGGAAGGACTAAATGTCTAACATCGAAACTCGCGACTTCCGCGGTGTGGTTGACACTGATCAGCGCACCATTACTGGACTGGCTGTTCCATACGGTCAGGAAATCGCTATTGCGAACAACACCTACGAGCGTTTTGCGCCAGGTGCCATTCAAAGCGTTGAAGACGTAAAACTATTTTGGAATCACGAAGAACCAATCGGTAAAGTTATCGACGGACGTGAAACCGATGCCGGTTTTGAAATCACCGCTTACATCAGCGAAACACCAAGAGGTGAGGAAGTTCTAACACTTCTACGCGACGGTGTGCTAAATAAGTTTTCAGTTGGGTTTATCCCGGTTGAGAACGAACGCGACGGAAACGTTGTTGTTCGTACTTTGGTAGATCTGAAGGAAACTTCAGTTGTGCCATTCCCTGCCTATTCGGGCGCAAACATAAGCGAAGTTCGTGAGGAAGTCGAAATCGTCGACGTTCCCGAAGAACCTCAAATTGAACAAGAAAGTGAACCAATGTCAGAAAACATTGAACTTGACGTTCGTACCGCTCTTGACGAGGTTGCAGAACTGCGCCGCGTTGTAGAGGCTGGGATGACCGTTGCAACTGCACCAGCTGCAGACACCAAATTCCGCTCACAGGGCGAGTTCGTAAAGGCTCTAGCATCAGGCGATGCAGACGCTAAGGAACTAGCAGTTCGCGCAGCAAGCACTTCTGCAGACACTGTTGCTCTTCCAGGCTGGTTGGGCTACATCGACAACCTAATCGTAAACAACCGCCCAACTGTTTCAGCGTTCTCACGCGGTGCGCTGCCTTCAGCAGGTCTAACCGTTGAGTATGCACAGGTTTCAACAAACACTCTCGCAGTGGGCGTTCAAGACCCAGAAAACGAAGCACTATCTTTCGGAAACTTGTCAATCGACACAACTTCTGCAAACGTAGTAACTTACGGTGGATACACTTCATTCTCACGCCAGACAATTGAGCGTTCAAGCGTGAACTACCTAGACACCGCATTCCGCGCTCTAACCATTCAGTACGCTAAGGCTACAAACGCAGCTCTTGTTGCTAAGTTGGCTGGCCTAACCTGGACTGGTAAAGTATTCGACGCTGACGGTGGAACCGCTGCATCACTAATCGAAGGTGTTGCTAACGGTGCTGCTTACATTCAGGCTCAGACTGGTCTGACCCCTGAGTTCATTATTGCTGCACCTGACGCTTACGTGAAGATCGTGACCGTTGCAGGTTCAGACGGTCGTCCGGTAGTTCTTGCTGACGGTGCTGGTGTTAACAACGTTGGTTCTTCTAACGTTGCTGGACTACGTGGCTCACTGCTAGGTCTTCCAATCATCGTTGACCCTGCTCTAGCAACTGGTGTTGTTTACATGGCTAACAGTGCAGCTGTACAGACTCTTGAGTCTGCAGGTTCACCTGTTCGTCTAACATCAGGCGACATCACCACGCTAACCGACGACATCTCTGTCTACGGTTACGCAGCGTTCACTGTACCTTTCGAAGGTGCAATCGTTAAGTTGGACGTAACCGCGTAATAACGCTTTAGGAGATTTGAATTGGCTGCTGTAACTTTGCAAGAACTTGCTGACTATGTTGGAACTGATGACCTCAGTGACTTCCTGCACTCTTGCCTAGATGCCGCTAACGCGCATGTTGGTCGATACATCGGTGACATTGACACCGTACCTAAAGACATTCATGAGCAGTCAATTCTTATCTGTGCGTCAGAACTGTTTCACCGCAGGTCTGCGCCTAATGGTGTTGCACAATTTGCAAGCATGGACGGCTCGCCAATTAGGGTTGCTAAAGACCCTATGAACGCGGTTTATCCGTTGCTAATGCCGTACACAGGTTACGCAGTATGAGCGAAATAAACGACGCTAAGGTTCAGTTCAAAACTGACCTGGTAACTGCTGGTTTGAATGTTTTGGAGTATGTTCCAGAACGCATCACGCCACCAATCGTTATTTTGAACGCTGCGTCGCCTTATGTGACTACGGCGGAGTTTGGCGAATACACTCTCGGACTTGAACTTGTTTTAGTGGCTTCAACTGCAACAAACAAGAAGGCAACCGAAAACCTAGATCAGCAAATCGAAGACGTTCTAAACGCAATCGAATCGCTGGCTTATGTTCGCCTAACATCAGTAAACCAGCCATACAACTTGCAAACAAACAACGCCGAATACCTAAGCACAAACGTTTACGTACAACTAGCAATTTCAATTTAGAAAGGTCGCCAGCATGGCAGCTTCAACACGCATCAAGGCAAGTAACATTGTCTTCAAAATCGGCACAACCGACTACGCATGCGACGCAAACATGGTAGAACTTACCCTGGACGACGCACCTGGCGACGTTCAAACTTTCTGCGAAACACGCGTCGGTGGGCAGTGGACACTTCAACTAGACGGCATTACATCAGGCGAAGACACTTCGCTGTACCAGGTTCTTTGGGCTAACTTCGGAACCGAAGTAGCATTCACCATTGCACCTAACGGCAACGCATCACCGTCTGCAGACCAGCCACACTACAAGGGAACTGTTGTCTTTGACCAGTTGCCACCGCTATCTTTGACTTCAAACGAAATCTCAAAGTTCAGCGTTCAGTTGACTGTAAAGAACACACCGCACACACCAGCATCACACATTTACTACGGTGTGGAGATTGACACAACAGCGTAATAATGGCTGATCCGGTTGGCATCAAGGTTCAAGACCTGAAGTATGTCCTGAATGCTCTAAAGCAAATAGGCGTACCGACGGCAGAAGTAAGTGCAGCTGCTCAAGAAGCGGCTAACATTGTGGCTTCTACCGCAAGAACCTTGGTGCCAACTAGAACCGGTGCTTTGCGTAACACAATCCGTTCAAAAAAACAAGCGCGTAAAGTTCTGGTTTCTGCAGGTAACAACACACGCGTACCATACGCTAATCCTATTCACTGGGGTTGGTTCTATGATCGAAACAATTTTGTAAAGAAGAACATTTTGCCACAGCCGTTCTTTGCTAAAGCATTAGGATTGACAAGGAACGAAGTTTACAAAACTTACTTCTTGAACATCAACAAGTTATACAACAAATACTCTAAATTTTAGGACACAGAATGACACAGGACTTTTTTAGCACTCTAACTCTTGATGAGGTAGAAACCATTGAAAACCTTAGCGGCACTGCTATGGATGAACTAATGGGCGCAGGCAAATTGAAGGGCAAGGCTCTTAAAGCAATCATTTGGGTTGCTAAGAAGCGTAATGACCCTAACTATAAAATGGAAGATGCTGGCAAGGTTACTTTTGCTGAGGCTCTTGATCTGTTCAAGGGTGTCGCTGAAGACCCAAAAGCATAAAAAAGCAACAAGCCGAGAGAATGGCGCGGTTCTGTTTGTTGACTAAGATGTCCCCAACAGAGTACCGGGCTTTGACCTTGGAAGAATACAGAGCCTTTATTGGCGTATGGAATGAGATGAACGAGGTAGCCGAATGAGTTTAGTACTCAATGTTGAAATTCTTGGCGAGTTCAAGCAATTAACTGCCGCTACTAAAGGCGCTCAAAACTCTTTAAATTCTTTGAATAAAAGAACCAAAGCAATCTCTAACGGCATGAACCGAGCCTTTGCTGCTATCGGTGTTGGTTTCTCTTTGCGAATCATCAGCCAGCAACTTGAAGAAGCAGGCAAGGCAGCCGTTGAAGACACCAAGTCAATGAACCTTTTGGCATTGGCTATGGAAAACAGCGCGAACGCTACTAAGTCACAGGTTGCTCAGGCTGAAAAGGCTATCAACCGTATGCAGTTCCAGGCTGGTGTTGCCGATGACCAACTTCGCCCGGCATACCAGAAACTATTTATTGCCACTGGTTCGGTAACTGAATCTAACCGTTTGTTGGCTATTGCCTTGGATGCTTCGGCTGCAACTGGTAAAGGCTTGGATGTAGTTTCGCAGGCTATGGCTAAGTCATTGGCTGGTTCTGATACTGCGCTTATAAAACTTATTCCGTCGCTAAAGGGCGCTAAAGACCCTATGGCTGAACTTGAAGCAACTTTTAAAGGTGCCGCTGAAGCAGCTGCGAACACTGATCCTTACCAGCGTATGCAGGTTCTATTCGGTGAAATGCAGGAACAAATTGGTATGGCTTTATTGCCTACTTTAAATAAGTTATCTGCTTGGTTGGCTACCCCAGAGGGTCAGGCTAAGTTGCAATCGTTGGTTGACTTTGCTGTTCTTATTGTGACCAAGTTCGGTGAAATGGCTTCATGGGTTGCTGAAAACAAAGACTGGTTAGTTCCTATGGTCGTTGCTATTGGTGCAGTTACAACTGCATTTAAAGTAGCCACAGCAGCTGCAGAAGCCTTTAAGACTGCATCGCTAATTGCTGGTGTCATTACAGGAACTGCTGCAGGCGCTGCTGGTGCTGCCGGTGTTGGTGCTGCTATTGGTGGGTTCCAACAGGGTCAGACACTTGGTCAACAATCGCAAATTTATGGGCAGGGTTTTAAACAACTTGGCTCTAAGGTACTTGGCAAGAACTCTGGAACCACCGTCAACATCAACGTGAAAACAATTGAAGACGCTAAGACCACACTAAACAGTGTGAAACGCTTCCAGAACGCCACAGGCACAAGCCTAGGCAGGGCAATCACCGGATGATAACTAACTTCAACATTGCCACTGATCTAAAGGTTGAACTTTATTTACCGGACGAAGCCAGTGACCTGTTCATTCTTGGCGTTAGTTTGCTTGGTGGCACAGACGTTCTAGCAGGTCAAGGGCAGTTCATTCTTGGTGTTTCTGAACTAGGCGGCACAGACGTTCTATCTGACGGCACCGCAGGGTTCGGGTTCACCTGGCAACCTGTTGAAGCAGAAACCGTTGCAGCTGATTTCAGCCTTGGTGGTTCTATTCAATCAAACATGTATTTTCAACCAGAACCTGCCACAGCATCAATCACGATGCAATCTTGGACTTTTGACCCTAGCAATAACAGTGCAGTTCGTCCAGGCACACAGGTTCGTGTTCGATTGGATAACGGCACAGTTCAGCACACACTTTTTACTGGGTTCTTGGATACTGTAGACGTGACTTATTACCCCGGGGCAACACAACCTAACCGCATTCAAATCAAGGCTTACGACTTTTACAAGCGTTTGGTAAACACTCGCGTTGCAGACTTTGATACCACTGGCTTCCCTGCAGGTTACGCAACACCTAATGAAGTGTTGGACATCATTGCTACTAATGCAAGCATCGCTATTGCCGCTGAGTCGGACACTCTTGACGGCAAACTACCACTTGAACAGAAGGCTAATCAGGCTTCATCAGCGTTCATCAACGACGCTATTCAGGTGGGTTTGGGTGTGCTTTGGATTGACCCAGAGTCTGGTGAACTTGTTGTAAAGAATCGTCCAACTATTGTGACTACACCGCCAGAAGATACTTATACTGTGGGCAACAATCACGGTGATGCTTATCACCTTTGCATGTCTGACATTGCAGTGTTTGGCGACATTGACGCAGTAGCAAATAGCCTTTACGTTGAATTAACTAGCGACGACACAATCAACGTCACGTTAGAAGATCAAGACAGCATCGACTTGTACGGTTACAGTTCACGTAACGAAGCAATCAACACAACGGACGCAATTGAACTAACCCGGTGGGCTAATGCTGTTTTTGCTCAATCACCTGCCAAGTTAGTATCACAGGTTGAAACCCCAGCCATTGACCGCGAAGGCACTCTAACCGAAGCAGCTGCATTTAAGCCTGGCACTCTTATTGGGGTGAATTACACCACTGACAACATTGCTATAAATGACTACTACACAATCGTTCGTGTTAGTCATTCGGTTGACGTTAACAACTGGTACACTACTCTTGAACTCTGGAAGGAATTCTAACCCATGGCATACAAAGTTTTCGCTAACGGCTACCCGTTACAGGCCAGCGAACTAAACAACTATTTGATGAACCAGACTGTTATGGTCTTCGCTTCATCTTCTGAGCGTTCCAGCGTTCTAACCACGCCTACCGAAGGCATGGTCACTTACTTGCAGGACACTAATAGCCTGGAGTCTTACAACGGTTCAACATGGGTTGCTGTTGGTCAGGACTCTACAGTTTCATCTGCAGTTATTACTACAGCGGTTTCTGACAAGTCTGCTAACTACAGCATTGTTGCCGGTGACAAAAATACTTTTATCCGTTCAACCGGATCAGCAATTACAATCACTGTTGACAACGTGCTAAGCGTTGGTCAGTCGGTTCAGTTCATTCAAGCTGGCTCTGGCCAGATTACTTTTGCCGCTGGGTCTGGGGTTACGCTATCAAGTGCTGACGGCAATTTGAAGACCGCTAAACAGTATGCCGGGGCAACTGTTGTTTGTGGCGCTAGTGGGGTTTACTACCTAATCGGTAACCTGGGGGCTTAATCATGTTGATCCCTATTGGGTTTTTTGGTGGTGGTGCTGCTGCTGGGGCTTATGAACTTATTAGCACCGCTTACGGCACTGGTTCAAGCGGAACAATATCATTTACTTCAATCCCTAGCACTTACAAACATCTTCAAATTCGTGGGGTAGGTCGGCAAAATACCAATGGCGAACAAACAGACATTGGTGTGCGATTCAATGGAAGTTCGGCAAGTTCGTATGCCAGACACCGACTTTATGGAAATGGTTCTGCTGTGAGTTCTCAAGCAACTACTAGCACTGAGTCTATGATTTTGAGCGAAGCTATCGCTGATTACAGTGCAACAGCAAATGTTGGTTGGCCAGTCATAATTGATGTCCTTGATTATGCAAATTCGACTAAAAATAAAACCATAAGAGCAATGCATGGTGGTAGCGATAATGTTAGTGCGATTATCAATTTCTCAAGTGGATTTTTTAATGGTACTTCTGCTGTAAGTTCAATTCAATTATTTCTTAGTGGCGGTAATTACACAACTACTAGTCGTTTCAGCCTATATGGGATCAAGGGGTAATCATGCCAACACCTACTTACACACCTTTGGCCAACTTGACTCTTGGTTCGTCAGCTGCTTCTGTAACTTTCAGCAGCATCAGTCAGGCTTACAGAGATTTGGTGCTTGTAATGGACATCAAAACCACTGTTGAGGCAAATGTCGGAATCAGGTTCAATAGCGACACCAGCGGAAACACAAAATACAACCGAGTAAGAATGCGTGGAAACGGTTCAACCGCAACTTCAGACTCATCATCAGGCGATGAAATCTTCTACATTGGGGCAACACCTAACAGCACAGTTGCGGCTCAAGCGATTTTGAACATTCAAGATTATAGTGCTACGGATAAACACAAAACTTTGCTTATGCGTTCTGGTAGGGCTGACCAAGATTTATGGGC